CTTGCACAAGCAGGCACATCGTTGACAGATTTATTGATGAAAAAAGGTGATTCTGCGGAAAAGATTGGAAATAATGTTGCTAACGATCCATATTTAAGGGCCGCTGCCGCAAGTCTTTTAGGTAAATTGCCAGGTGTAGGTGGAGATTTGCAACCACTTGCATTAAGAGCATTGGGTCAAGCGTTCAACCCACAGTTACAAGTTTTATTTCAACAAGTAAATTTCAGGTCTTTTCAATTCGACTTTTTGTTTACTCCCTACAGTAAAGAAGAAACCGAAACGGTAAAAAAAATCATTAAGTCTTTTAAATTTGCGGCCGCACCTCAAATCAAAAGAGGTTCTTTTGGTTTTGCAGAATCTTTATTTGTTGATGTTCCTTATCCTTTTGAAATAGAGTTCTTATACAAAGGAAAAGCAAACGAATACGTACACAAAATAGGTCTTAGTGTTTTAGAAAATATATCAGTAGATTATGGACCAAACGGTTGGGCAACATTCAATGATGGTTCACCTGTACAAATAAGAATGTCACTCCAATTCATCGAAACTGTCATTGTCGATAAAAATAGAATTGAGGGAGGTTTCTAATGTATTATTTCGACACGTTACCTAAAATAGTTACTCCAGACCAAAATGGTTATCCAATATTGATGACCAATCTTCTGACTAGAGCCGCACTGGTTCAAGAATTGATAAACAATCCAATGCTTTTTTATCAATATGCAATACAAGAAGGTGATACACCAGAAATCGTTGCAGACAAATATTATGGTGATCCATTTAAATACTGGATCGTATTATTCTCAAATCAAATTTTAGATCCAATTTGGGAATGGCCAATGCCATATGCATCGTTTCTAAAATACATTGATGCAAAATATATAACAGAAGCTGAAGCTGAGAATAAAACACCATTTGAATACGTAAACACAACAGTTTATCAATATGAAAAAGTAGTTACAACAACAGATAAAACAACCGATATATCAACGATAAAAAAAGTATCTATAACGCAAAGTGAATATAATAGCCTTTCAGAATCTACAGTAACATATGACATACCAGATCCTCCAGTTGCAAACGGAACACAATGTATTGTATCAACAACAAAAAATATTGTAACATTATATGATTATGAAGAAGATTTGAATGAATCTAGAAGACAAATAAAATTGTTAAATGAGGTTTACGTTGGTGAGATGGAAGAACAACTTAAACTTCTGATGAGAGTTGAATAATGAATAAAATTGAAGTTGCTGGTGGATCGTCTATTATTGCTCCTAAGCCACAGGAAACTGTGCAAACTGCTGGTTTAGTTTTAGCCGACCAGTTCAGTCTTGACGAAATATATTTGATTACATCATCCGGTAAAACAAACCTCAAAAACATGTTCATAGAAGTATCTTTTTATGAAGATATTTTTAAAGGTATAATGAGTGGTAATGTTTTAATTACAGATTCGATTAGTATGATTGATCGACTTCCCATGACAGGATTCGATTATTTAAAACTTAAATTTAAAAAATCCACAAAAGTAACAGAACAATATGTGACTGAAAAATACTTTAGAATTTACAGGGTGTCTGAAAGAATCTTGAACAATAATTCGACAGAAACATACACATTACATTTTTGCTCAGAAGAACTTTTACTTTCGGAACAAACTAAAATAAGTAAATCATATTCTGGAAAAAAAATCTCAGACATGATTTATGACATACTTTCTAATAAATTGAAAATTGATAAAAAATATATTAGAATGCAGGAGACTGATGGGCTATATGATTTTGTAATACCATATAAGAAACCAATTGAAGCTATTAACTGGCTTGCAAGTTATGCAAAACCTGTCGGTAAAGACGGTGCAGATTTTCTATTCTTTGAAAATTCAGAAGGTTTTAATTTTTATTCATTGCAAAATTTATTTACACAAAATGCATACACAAGATATGCATATATTCCTAGAAATTTAGGCAAATTACAAAACACAGGAGAACTCGGTAGAGATATCGCGGGTATTAAATCATACGTTTTCTTAGATACGTTTGATAGTTTATATGGTACTGTAACCGGCGCATTTGCTAATAGAGTAATTACTATCGATCCACTGACAAGAACCCATAGAGACACAGTATTTGATTACTTAAAGTATTTTAACAAATCTAAAAAATTAAATAATAATCCAATAATACCACAACTTAAAAATAGGTTAGGTAAAACCGCAAATGAAAATTATGATGCGGTTTTAAAGGTATTGACTTCAAATGCCAATCAAAAGAAGTCAATAGGTATCAGTGATGAACCTTGGAATGTGGCAAATGATGTAAGAGTGGAAAATTATGTGCCAAATCGAACAGCACAACTTTCACTTTCTCATTATTCGAGAATAAGATTATCCGTTTCTGGCGATCCAAACTTAACTGTTGGAATGATAATTCAAATAATTTTACCATCCAAAAGAAGTGCTGATGGATCTGGAAATTATGTTGGAGAAATTGATCCGATAAATTCTGGAAAATACATGATTACGGCTGTTAGACATATTATAGACCATCTTGGTAAATATGAATCTATACTAGAAGTTGTAAAAGATAGTTACGGAGCATCAGTGAACACCTATACAAATTCTGGTGACATGGAGAAAGCAATAAGGGGTGATGTATAATGTCAGATTTTAAAAATAGAATTGGTCACGATGATTTCGTTTGGTGGATCGGTGTCGTTGAAGACCGTGTTGATCCATTAAATGTTGGTCGGTGTAAGGTTAGAATTTTTGGTTCACACACAGATAACTTACAAGAAATTCCAACAGCAGAGTTACCTTGGGCAACACCATTATATCCAGTTAATGATTCTAGAACATTTTCCGCACCAATGGAAGGTGATTATGTTTTTGGCTTCTTTATGGACGGCCTATCATCACAAGCACCAGCAATGCTGGGTGTATTTCCTGCTATACCACAGCAAGATGTTGATGCTGTTGAGGGTAAAGGTTTTTACGCCAAAGCCAAATATACCAACTCAACACTAAATGAATCTGATGCAGTAACACCTATTGTTTACACTGACACACCTGCAATGAAACCGGTACGTGTAGGTAAGTCAACGGCTTCCGCACCATCGAATACATATGAGGGTACAGGAATTGAAAAGTCGGATAATTCACGGGCACACGTTTGTGATATTCCAGGTGTAATAAAATATCAAGCCGCATTTGAAATATTAAAGAATTTTACAATATTTCAGACAATACGAAATGGAATTGAAGCCCTCATGTCTGGTACGGCATCATCACCAATAATAACGGGAATAATATCGGCTATTAAAGTTTTACGTGGAATCTTAAGAACAATTAACGAATTACTAGACATTATTAATAATGTTTTAAAAGTGATAGCAGATTTTATAGTAAAGGTGCAACAAACAATTGCATGGTTTTTAAGTCTACCCGCTAGATTACTCCAACAATTCAGTGATTGTTTAGCTAGTTTATATGCTGCCTTGGCTGGTGTGTTCACATCCGCTATAGATTCGGCAACCAGTACCTTCTCGCAACTTATAACCGAAGGAACTGGGTTAATTTCTGATGTTACAAAAACTATATCTAATGCAACATCAACACTCGCTAATGCTTCTGCTGTAGTATCTACAGCCGAGAGCGCCTTGGATCCGAAATCTTATTCAGGAAGAATTTAATTATGGCAACACAAGCACAACTAGACCAACAAATTCTAGACACAAAACCAGATGATTATTCATGGAATGAACCTCCATCAGATTGGAATGCTTCTCCTCCACTGAATAAAGTAATTGGTACGGAGTCTGGACACTTTATCGAACTTGATGATACACCAGAATATGAAAGAGTGCGTATTCAACATAGAACTGGCACATTCACCGAAATACAAGCAAACGGTCAACAAATCGTTAAAATTTTAGGTGATAAGTATGAAATCATAGCAAATGATAATAATGTTCTTATTAAAGGTATCTGCAACATTACGATAAACGGAGACTCTGTTGTACATGTATTAGGTGACGCATACAGTAAAGTCGAAGGTGATTCATATCAACAAGTGAATGGTAAAACAAAAGTAAATTCAACAGATAAGGTTGAAATCACATCAGGTGGAGATATTTCACTTTTTGCTGGCACCGCAACGGGGGTAATCACATTAAGAGCGGCTGAAGCTGTTAACATACAAAGTGATTTAAATGTTTCAGGCTCAATCATTTCGAAACAATCAGTTTCAGCGGTCGAAAACATATCGGCAGGCATGAAACTCAGTTCAAATCTTGGTATCGATACTCTTGGACCAATATTTGGAGCAGTAAGTCTTTGGACGCCACTCACACAGGGTGCTATGGTAAGAGATGTTTTGGGTACAATGATGACTATGCGAATGCAGTATAATTCACATATACATAAAGCACCAAAAGGTCCAACTTCCACACCTTTGCGTAAAATGTTATAATTAATAATGGAGATTTGAATGTCAGGAGCTAACGTATTTAATAGATTGAGTTTTAGTTTTGATACAGGTAAATTCGGTGATGCAATTTACTTGAGTCAAGATACAAAAAACTTTCTAAACACACAACCCATATCGCTTGAGACATGGCAAAAAGATGACTTGGCTAATGGCACAATCATTGCAACAAATTACTACAAGAATCCAGTTTTGAATGTATGTAATCAACTTCAATCTAGTACACAAAATTTGTACAACGTAATGGTGACGATTGTTACATACGATACGGCTAATGGAGCAGGATTAGAATCATCGGCAAACACACTTTTATCCGAAATTAATTTATTCAAGCAACATACATCAAATGTCGCTGGTGTGACAAAAGCTGAAGCTACTGTTCCAGAAAACGGTTCTCCTGTGGTCGAATATCCAGACTATGATACAGCAATACAGGTAGGTCAAAACTTGCTGATGTTATTGAATAACACCGATGGTATTCAAGATTCAACTCCTGTGTTAGGGAGCATGACAAGTTTATTCATGGGAGATGACATTGCTTCAAATAACGTAATTATTACTGCTGATTATCCAACGCTGAATTCTTCAATTTATTTGGATGGCACTGGAAATTTGGCATCAAACATAACCACCACACAAGCAAATTCGATAATTTCCCACTTACAAACTGCGAGTGGAATGTTAAGTACACGAAGACTCCATGATTGGAACTTTTATCAACAAGGCCTAATATTACTGGAAGACTCTAATAAGGTTGATAATTTGGAAAATGTTGGAAATACACAACTGTATCTAATTAACAACCTCATAGGTACAGACAGTTATAAGCAAAAACTTTCATCTAATACTGCGAACACTAATACTTCATAAAATTCAAAAATTTCGTTCCGGCCCTAGAATTTTTTAGCGCAAGTTCTTGGTTTTGAAAAAGTCATTTTACTCCTACGATAAATAATAAAATGGTACAAACACTTAAAAAACTTTACTCAGATATAGATTTCAATTTCACTAGGACTCCTGGTAGAAATGATATCGCCTTGAGTTATGATGAGATGGCAGTCATACGTTCGGTGCGTTATTTACTTTTGACCAAAAATTATGAAAGACCATTTCAACCAAACATTGGTAGTAGAATCGAACAGTTGTTATTTGAATCAATTGATTTTTTAACAGCACAAGATTTAAAAACTGAGATAGAAACCACTATCAATAACCATGAACCAAGGGTTAGATTGGTGCAGGTCACCATCGATGAACAGGTAGATAACAATGCTTACAGTGTGGGAATAGAGTTTTTTATTGGAAATAATGTACAACCCACAGCAATCAATTTAATTCTTGAGAGAACACGATAATGGCAACAGCTAATTCAGGCCTACAGATTACGAATCTTGATTTTGGTGGTATTAAAGCTAGTTTAAAGGCTTTTCTATCTCAACAAGACACACTCAAAGACTATAATTTTGATGGTTCAGCACTCTCTGTTCTTGTCGATTTATTGGCATATAATACACAGTACAATGCATACTATCTAAACATGGTAGCAAACGAAATGTTCTTGGACTCAGCTATTCAGCGTGGTTCTGTCGTTTCACATGCTAAACTATTAAATTACATTCCACAATCAGCAGTTGCACCAAAGGCTTTAGTTCATATCACAGTAAACGGTGTAACAACACCTACACTTACTTTACCAAAGTTCGCATCTTTCATTTCCGAAGCCATCGATGATGTAAATTATACATTCCTTACAACAGACTCAACAACAGTAAACGTAACTTCAAATACTGCAACATTTACCGACATTATTATTTCACAGGGTATTGCATCATCATACAGTTTTACATACAATAGCACAACAAATCCAAAACAATTATTTGAAATTCCAGACTCCTCTGTTGATACATCTACATTAATCGTTTCTGTGCAAGAATCTTCTTCAAATGCTGCGTCAGTAACATATAATCTTTCAACAAACTACATCAATTTAACACCATCAAGCACTGTATATTTCTTAGAAGAAGGTATGAATGGAAAATATAACCTTTATTTTGGTGACGGGCTATTAGGACAATCTCTCGTAAACGGAAACATCGTTAATCTCACATACATTACAACATCTGGCACCTCAGCCTTTGGTGCAAACTCTTTCACATCTATGTCTAGTGTTGGTGGATTTTCCAATACTGTAGTAACATCTATTTCATCGGCAACACAAGGCTCAGACAAAGAAACAATCGAATCAATTAAATATACTGCACCTAAAGCATATGCGGCACAAGGGCGTGCTGTGACAAAAGAAGATTACATCTATCTAATTCAAAACAATTCTACCAATTTACCAATTGATTCCGTATCTGTTTGGGGTGGTGAAGAAAATGATCCTCCAGTTTATGGTCAAATCTTCTGTGCAGTTAAACCAGCCGGTGGTTTTACATTGACACCGACACAAAAAGAAAGACTTATTTCTGAAGTTATCAGACCAATTTCAGTCCTTACTGTGACACCAACAATTGTTGATCCTGATTATACTTACGTTAAGATAAATACGAATGTTTTATATGATCCAAGAAAAACAACTTTGACTGGTGGACAAATTAGGGGTCAGGTTCTCACACAAATAAATCAATTTTCAACCGACACACTCAACACATTCAATTCAGTTTTTAAACTTCCTGAATTAATTTCTTATATACAAAAAGCCGACACTTCTATTATAACAAACGAATCTTTTATAAGATTACAGAAAAAATTCTATCCGAAATTAAATGCTAGATCAACATACATCTTTGATTTTGGTATTCCATTACAGAGAAATTATTACAACGCTGGTTTAAATAGTTCTCCAGATTTTTCTGAATCGGATCCAACAGCCGTTTCCGGTGTAAGAAATGGAATTTATTTTGAAGAAGTTCCAACAACAACTGGTGGCATTGCAACAATTAATATAGTAAATCAGGGTTTTGGTTACACAAAGATTCCAACTGTTACGATATCAGGTGATGGAAAAGATGCAATGGCTTATGCAGTCTTGACAGCTGGTCGTGTGAATAGTATTGTCGTTACAAATCCTGGTTTTAACTATACAGAGGCATTCGTAACAATAACTCCACAAGATGGTGATACTTCTGGTTCTCTTGCATATGCGGCTCCAGTTTTGGAAGGTGTTGAAGGTACACTCAGAACATATTATTATTTAAATAATATCAAAACCATTTTGAATGCTAACGCAGGAACAATTAATTATTCCATAGGCAAAGTGACACTTACAGATTTTTCACCACTGACGGTTAATAATGACTTAGGTCGTTTTACAATCTCTGTGGTTCCAGATTCAACCATTGTTTCATCTACATATAATAGAATTATCGCTACAGATAGTTTTGATCCAGAAGCAATCACAGTAAATGTTAGTATACAATAATGACTACTGATTTCGCCAAAAAAACCTCGTTAAAGGTTCCTTATCAGCTACCCGAATTTATCAGGTCGGATGATAATTATCAAACATTTGTTGCATTTATCCAGGCATATTATGAATGGATGGAACAACAAAACATAGGTTTAGGTAAAGAAGGTGTCATCTATGGCACACAGAATCTTTTAAACTATCAAGATTTAAATTTTGTAGAACCTGGTGAAACATTTAATAAGTTTATTGATTACTATATCAATCAATTTTTACCAAATTTTCCCGTAGATTGTCTTGCGGACAAAAGCAAACTGATTAGAGCGGCTAAAGAACTATACTCACGTAAAGGTACACCAGCCTCTTATCAATTTTTGTTCCGTGCTTTATACAATTCTGATGCTGACATTTTTCTTACACGTGATGTTATTTTCAAGGCATCTGATGGTAAGTGGTATGTTTCAAAGTCTCTAAGGCTTGCCACAAACGATGAACAATGGCTTTCAATTGAAAACCTTAGATTATTTGGTTTAACTTCAAAATCCATTGCAACAGTTGAACGGAGTGTTGCAGTTGGTAATAGGATTGAAGTTTATATTGCGAATATTGAGAGGCTTTTCCAATCAGGTGAAGATGTTATAGTTGTAGACAACAACAATCAAATTTTATATTTTAAAGATTCTAAAGTTGTTCCAGAAGGAACAGTTGGTGCAACTACGTTACAAGCTAAAATTCTTGGTTCTATCTCAGCAGTTAACATCAACTCAACAAAACGTGGACAACTTTATAAAGGTAGATCCGACACATATTCGGGTGACCCAGTAGTTTTTTATGGTGGTCTAAACACACCAACAGGTATTGGTGCATCAGCATTTGTTTATGAAACAACGGCAGGTTCTCTCCGTGATATTACTCTTGTTGATGGTTCATATGGGTATAGACTAGATCCGAACACATTCATTAGAATATCTGGCGGCGGAGGCTCAGGTGCTATTGCAAACGTTTCTGCTATTGATCCTGCTGGTGAAATAAATGTTGCATTTATTCCACAAAACTTCATGAGCAACTCACTATTTGCTGCAACAAGAATTGATGCAAATTCTTATCCGTTTTTTCCAGCAAACAATTCAGCAAACTCGGTTTGTTCACTCGCAAATGCATTTACGTTTACCGGCTTCTCAACATATCCAATTTCCGCTGTTACATTGAACAATGGTGGTGGAGGATACACCTCACTTCCATCAGTCAGAGCATTTTCATTATTTGATACAAATGATCCACAAACAACAGAGAATTTGAAAATAAAAGGTTATCTTGCAAGTCTTGGTATTCTAGGACCAATTCAAATTGTTACACCTGGAATAGGTTATGCAAACGGAGATATTATCACCTTCACCAACTCTGCTGGTGGTGTAGGTGCAAATGCGAACGTCACTGTTAATGCAACAGGTTCAATTATTAAAACTGAATATAGATTCTCGAACACAACAACAAATGTAACGACATATCCAAAAGGTGGTTTAGGATATGTACAGACAAATCTACCGACATTAAATGTTGTATCATCTGGTGGTTCTGGTGCAGTTATTAGAGTGAACACTGTTCTTGGTGATGGTGCTCAATTAACTCCAGTGTCTGATGAACGTGGTATCGGTGCGATTACATCGTTTGTTATTGAAAATTTTGGTGAAGATTACATTGAAGCACCTAGAGTTTCACTCAAAGTTCGTGACTTGGTTGTTACGAACGTTTCACCCACAAATATCATTAAGAACGGTGATTTAATTTATCAAGGTGCAAACGTAAATACTGCCGTATTTAAAGCATATGTTGATTCAATTACGTTGTTAGAATCTGATGCCATTCAGGCAAATTCGAAATATGTTCTGAGAGTTTATAACTATACATCAAATACCAAAACAAACCTCCAGTTAAAGTCTACAGACCGTGCTTTGGGTGCAAATCTTTTCCTTGATTTGGCAAACAACTACACAACACAAAACACGGCATCTGGTGAATTCATCTACCAAAATGGTATCAGAACATATGGTAACGGTGCGGCCGTAGCAACAGCAAGGTTCTTAAACGGTTTGATTATTGGTACAGGTCAATATCTGAATGATGATGGTTTCCCAAGTTCAAATCAAATTTTGGAGAATGAAGACTATAATAATTTCACCTATAATTTGGTTGTACAGAAGTCATTTGATGCGTACAAAGAAGTTCTTTATAAATTATTGCATCCATCAGGCACAAAAGTTATTCCAATCAATGCGCTTAAGTCTGAAGAAACAATTGATATTCATAAAGAATCATTCCAATCTAATACACATACATTAGGTTTTTATACTGGTGATCCAGGTTCAAATGCAGCTATGTATTCTACTTTCGAGAATACAAGTAACAACATTATTAAATTTGATGCGTTGGTTGGTTCCAACATTGCAACCATCGCTTTACCGGGTTCATTAGTTTCACTAATCTATCCTTACGGACCAAATGTATTCTCGGAAATTATTTCTGTGAATCATGTAAGTAACACCGCTGTGATTCGTGACAATGTATACTTATCTTTTGCAAACGTTGCAACAGCAAACGTTCTCACCTCCAACAATAGAATAAATATACGGTCAGTGACGAATCAGTATGATGTTATCAACAACGGTGAGTACAGTAACACGGCAAACAAGATGCGTGATATTGTGTTTATTGGAGATAGAATTAGAGTTGTAAATGGTGCAAGTACATTCCACGGTACAGTAACGTATGTTGAATATTCAAACAACGTTATTTTTGCCAACACAACAATACCATTCTCATCCAATTCTGCAAACATTTCAATTGGAAGAACATTAGTAACATCGAATGTAGAATTCTATAACTCTCTTGGTACAATCTATTATCCAGAACTGTTAACACAGGATAATAGAGAGATTACAACACAAGACGGAAGAACAATAATTTTAGGATAAAAAATGGCAACAGTAAAAATCACGGACTTACCAGCAATTACTACAATCAATTCCAACACGGCAAATACCGTGCTGGTTGGTGTTGACATTCCGACCAACATTACCGGTAAGATTACACTCACAACACTGGCTGCCGGTCTTTATTCAAATAATAACCTTGTTGTTGGTAACAATCACACAGTTCTACCGAATGTTGTAGCACAGTTCACAGGAAATTCCAGTGTGTACACACAAGTTAACCATGAAAACATTAATCCAAATGGTTCGGGAGACTTTGTTGTCACCGCCAATGATGGTAATGACACGGACCATTTCTTGGACATGGGTTTGAATGGTTCGGCATATTCGGACCCAACATTCTCAGCAACAAAAGAACATGATGGTTATCTGTATATTTCATCTTCAGGAGCTAACAAAGGTAACTTAGCGATTGGTACAACAAACGCAACAGGTAAAGTTAACTTTGTTGTTGGCGGTCTACAAACACAAAACATTGTAGGTTATATTGACTCATCAGGTATCTGGTCAAACTCAATCAACTCAGTTGTGACTGCAAATGCCACATCAGCTAACTCAGTAATCAATACAAGAGTGTCGGCAAACGTTGCTACATTAAGAGGTGAGATTACTGCTAACGTTGCTACTCTCCGTGGTGAAATTACCTCCAACGTTTCAACACTCAATGGCTCTATTACTTCCAATAACACAACACAAACTACTTTTGCACAAGCCGCTTTCAACAAAGCAAACTCGGCAATCGCAAATACTAATGGTGTACTCACTGCTGGTGATTTTTATATATCAGGTGATGGCTTTGTCAATGGAACATTTGTATTAGCGAACTCAACATTCGGTGCAACAGAAGCGGCACTCACCATCAAAGCAACAGCAACTGTGCAACCGCTTTCTCAATCAGGAACAATGATACATGTTACTGGTAGAGCAAATACACCTGCTCGTATCATATATGATTCATTCAGTACAGATGGTTCGGCCTATAGCTTAGTTGCTGGTCGTTCTGCACGTGGTACAGTAGCATCACCAACAGCAACACAGAACAATGATGTGTTGATGCGAATGGCTGGTAACGGTTGGGGCACAACAGGTTTTGCACCACTTGGTGTTGGTCGTATTGATGTCGTTGCAACAGAAAATTACACAGACACTGCACGTGGTTCGAAAATTGTTTTCTATAATATTCCGAATGGTTCGAACACTGTACAAGAAATTGCATCTTTCAATGGCGATGCGGTACACTTTGACGGTTATGTTTACCCAGAAAAAGGTTTCATTTATGCACCCCGTCTTTTTGCAGCCGCACAAACTGCGATCACAATTGACTTTGCAAACAATGCTGTTCTCCGTGCAAACGTTGCAGCCGATTATGCGGTGTCTTTCTCAAACTTTGTTCCAGGTAAACAAGTGGAACTTTGGTTGACAAACACTTCAGGATTAAATAGAACTTTCACACACGGTTGTTCAGCACTCAATTCAACAACAAACTCAACTACGTTCACACACCCATCAACATCAACAATCGTTGCAAAGTATATGTGTTTCGCAACAGATACTGCGAACGTTCTTGTTCAGGTTGTAGGCGCTTAATAGGATTATATAATGTCAGCTAATAATGGAATTGTAACATATCAAAACGGCACATATCAAACTACTGCCGTTTATTATTCACCTATTGCATCTGTTGCAATAACCGGCCAAGCACTCGGCACTTTTTATTGTTTCCTATCTCGTGTGAAATCTTGGCCAACAGAAACTTTACCTCCCGCACCTACACAGGATCAAAAGTATTTAAAAGACACATTTAAGAATATGTTCGTTGCGAAAAAAATAACATCGAATGATATGTCTCCTGTCGTTGAAAGAATCAACTGGACTTCAGGAGAAGTTTATGATTATTACGATGATTCTGTCAATATGTTTGCATTGGATACAAACGGAACTATTCTAAGACGCTTCTATGTCAGAAATCGTTTCGACCAAGTTTTTAAATGCCTCTGGAATAATAATGGTGGTGTTGTAAGCACAGAGCCATACTTTGAGCCAGGAACTTTTAATGCAAACCAAATTTTCCAAGGCGCAGATGATTACAAATGGAAGTACATGTATACTATTACTTCTGGTAGTAAGCTAAAGTTTATGGATGATGCATGGATGCCAGTTCCAGTGACCTCTCGCATTCCAAATCCATTCTCCTCTTTTGCCGGATCTGGTAGTATTGATGTGATTAATGTGACAAATGGTGGAACAGGATATGATCCTTCGAATGCTACTATTACTGTCACTGTTACTGGTGATGGGCTTTATGCAACAGCAAATGCTACAGTAGTTTCAAATTCTATAACAGATATTGTTGTGGCAAATACTGGATCAAATTATTCATATGCAAACGTAACGATATCATCGTCTTTAGGTTCAGGTGCCATAGCTATTGCGCCAGCATCACCCATTGGTGGACACGCATATAATCCTATATCTGAACTAGGTACTAGACATATTATGATGACTGCAAGATTTACCAAGGAAGAAGGTGGTAAATTACCCACCGATATTGACTTCAGACAACTTGGACTTCTTGTAAACCCATATGCTTACTTCGGAACTACAACCGGTATAGCAAATGCAGACATTTATAAAACCACCACCGATTTTGTTGTTTCACAGGGATTTGGTTTATATACACCAGACGAAACAGTGTATCAATCTCCGAATGGTTTGTTGGCTTCAGCAACATTTACTGCAACAGTTTTAAGTTTTGATTCTGCACCCAATACTTTAAGGCTGATAAATACACAGGGAGTTGCCAACAATAGCGCACTTATATACGGTGCGACAACAGGCACCGCAAGGGTTGTTGTGCAACAACAACCACCAGATTTTATACCGTTTTCAGGTTATTTAACATACTTAGAAAATAGAGAACCAGTACAAAGAAATGCAGATGGTTCAGAAATATTTAAATTGGTTTTAGGATACTAAAGGACAAAAATGCTTAACTTCAATGTCGATCCATACTATGACGATTTCGACCCAAATAATAACTACCACAGAATTTTATTCCGTCCAGGTCGTGCAGTACAGGCCAGAGAATTAACACAATCTCAAACCATACTTCAGGACCAGATTAGTAAGTTTGCTAATCACATTTTTAAACAGAATACTCCTGTTTCCGGTGGGCAAGTTACTGTCAATACAAATGCAATCTACTTGAGATTAAATACAACATTCAATGATAATGATATTGTTGCGTCAGATTTCCTAAATCAAGTTATCACAGACGTTACTGGTACCATTTATGCTAAAGTTATTGCCATTGAAGAAGCCACAACGACTGATGCTCCAACATTAATCGTAACTTATTTGTCAGGTAAACAATTCTCCGCCGGTGATAACATTTATTCGATTAATACAACTACAGTTGCACAAATCACCTCAACAAATTTTACAGGATTAGCCACAACTGCATCAATTTCTGAAGGTGTTTTCTACATCGTAAACGGATATTCTTTCTCTGATGTACAAAATGATGATGGAACATATTCACGTTACTCAATTGGTAACTTTGTCTCACTACAACCACAAACTATTATCGTGCAAAAGTACGGTAACACTCCAACAAGACGTATTGGTTTATCAATTTCTGAATATGTTTCCGACTATGTAACAGATCCAACTTTATTGGATCCTGCTGTTGGTGCCACAAACTATCAAGCACCCGGTGCAGACAGATATACTATCACACTAACTTTGGATACAAAACCAATCACTACTGGTGCAGACAGTAACTTTATTGAACTGACTAGAATAACTGAGGGTGTCATACAACGTTTAGTTGATGGAACAGTATATGGTGTTATTGACGATTACTTCGCAAAAAGAACCTATGACACTAACGGAGACTTCGTTGTTGATGATTTTAAAATCACACCAACATCAAACACATCGAATTCACAACTGTATAGAATTTCAGTTGGTTCTGGTGTTGCATATGTTAAAGGTTTTAGAGTAGAATCCACATTAGATACAACTGTAGAAACTATTCGTGCAAGAGAAACAGAAACAATTAATAATAATAATTTAACTTTAGATTATGGCAATTATTTGTATGTCAATGATGCGAATAATGTATTTGATGTAACAAAGGTTATTAAAGTTGATTTCCATACAATCAATACGAACTCGTCTATTGTAACAACAAATACAACAACATACAACTCAACGAAAGCAGGTTCAGCTTTTCTAAGAGGTTTAGAATTTGAATCTTCTTCAAATAATTCAAATACAAAAACATATATCTATAAAGCATACATCGCAGATATTCAGGCTAACACTTTAACCGGTGTTGCGGCCGCCGGCACTGCCAACACAATACAATTTCAGAATCCGGGAGGCAAATTTACTGCCGTAGATAATGCATATTTAAATGCAATGATTTCTATTGATTCTGGATCATCAGCCGGTGATGTTAGAAAAATTATTACTTATAATGGTACAACAAAAACTGCAACAGTTGACACACCATTTACAATCACTCCAACAACGTCATCAAACTTCAGTTTGAGATTTAGTCCTGCCAATTTTAATTTGATGGCTTCTCCATCAACAACAGGAATTTCAGTAACAGCTTCCGCCGGTGTTGACCCACTAAGCAAATCTGATGGTATAGTTTCTGGCGTCAGTACACTACCAACAGTTATTAGTAATCCAACATCACCTGAATTAATTTTTAATGTTGGTTATCCATATGTTTCCAATTTAAATGATGAAACATATCAATCTTGGAAGACTTCAAGAAGCGTAAACTTTGCATCTGGTGTCGGACAGTTTTCGTTAACGGGTGATATCACTTTTATCGGTACAGCAAGTGCCACACAATCATCCTCAGAAGCAAGAGATAATTGGGTGGTTGTTGTTACAAATAAACAATCAAGTGGTTTTACAGATGGTCAAATCATAAATTTTAGTAGCACTAACACTATTACCCTTGATGCATCTAAGAAGATTGCAACATTCACCGCAGGATCTTCAACATTTACAGGAACCATTCTGGCTAGAACTGCAATTACTGATGCTGGAACAACAGGTGTTGCATTAAAAATTAAAAATTTAATAGAAGCAAATACAACACACGTTAATATATTAGGAACTGATGTGGGTGGTGTTAAGGTGGACTTGACACAAGGACAAGTTTACATACCAAGTCCACAACAAGTGGCACCAGGTAACTCACAATCTCTTTACATAGCCGATGTTAAAAACATTGTAAAAATTATTGACACTGGTTCTCCAAGCATAGTAGCAACCAATGCAATACTTTTAAATGCGGCATATGATGTAACACAAAACTTTATATTAGATAATGGTCAAACAGATTCATATTACGGACATGCTTCGTTTCATTTGAGACCAGGTGCACCTAAACCAAATGGTAATTTGCTTGTATTAGTTAACTATTATCAGCACGCTGGCGGTGACGGGTACTTTAGTGTCAACTCATATTTGGGTGCTGGTGATGGTGGTGTATCATCAAGTCCGGAAAATTATGCAGAAATAGGTACGTATACTGCAAAATTATCAGGCACGAATTACAATTTAAGAGATTGTATTGATTATCGTTTAAGTGCAGTGAATGCACAAGCTACTTTAGACTTTAGATATTCCACATCAATCACTGGAAGTGGTGGTGCTTTACTACCAGTTGACAGTAGTACATTCATTACAGATTATACACACTTTTTGGGTAGAAAAGATATACTTGTTCTAACAACAGATAACAAGTTCAAACTTATTACAGGTAAGAGCGGCAACAGAACAGTTTTCCCAACTCAACCAGAAGGAAGTATCTTACTTGCAAAGATATCTTTGGAACCATACACAGCATATCTACCGGGTGAGACTACTGATTATTTACCAAATCTTTCAATTGAAAAGGTTCAACACAAAAGATGGAGAATGCAAGACATTTCCGACTTGCAAACTCGCGTCAACAATATTGAATACTATACCTCATTGAGTTTATTGGAAAAACAAGCAACCGATCTTCAAGTGCCAGATTCAAATGGTTTGAATCGTTTTAAAAATGGTATATTAGTGGATAACTTTACTGGTTTTTCCGTATCAGATACTAACAACGAAGACTTTGAGGCAAAAATTAATAAACGATTGACAACAATGTCGGCTCCGGATTGGATATTGAATGTGCCGTTGTTTAATTTGAATGCATTAAATGCTTACGGAAACCTTTCAACTGCGGCTCAAAATGGTCTTTCATACAAATACCACTCAAAAACAGGCGGCACTTCAAGTATCATAACACTACCATACACAACAGCCAATCTTGTTTCACAAAGATTGGCTAGTACACCGGTGAGTTTGAATCCATTTGCGGTAGTAATCGAAGATGGTGTATTGAATATTAATCCATCAATGGACATGTGGGTAGATAATGAGAGAGAACCTGATATTTTAATTGTTGATCCGAGTACAACACTGTTCAGACAAGGAAATACACTGAATACATTGTCTGTCTCTGATTGGCAAGGCATAAGTGGCACAAGCACTACCACAACAAATCAAACAGGAAATAGAGTAACAGTAAATACATATCAAGATTTGCAAAGACAAACTATAACTGGCAATTATGATAGAGTTTCTTCTGTGAGTGGAAATTTTATTACAGATGTTTCGGTTCAACCGTACATACGTTCTCAAAATTTAATTTTGAGGGCAAAAGGTATGAAAATTAATACACCAGTATCGGTGTATTTCGATGAAACAAAAGTTGATGATTACATTGTATATCCTAACATCGTAGAATTGACAGACGTTACTGGAACTTTTGAAGAAGGTGACGTAGTGGGTTACATTTCTTCCGGCAATTTTGTTCCAACAGCAAGAGTTGTTTCAGTAAGCAAACTATCTTCCAATAAAGTAAGACTATATGTTTCTTCGGACAATAAGTCACAGTCTGCATATTCACCTTCCGCTACGTTGATAGCAGGTAAATTTAATATCTCCGGACAATACACCGGAACACCTTCAGCTAGTGGAACTTATTCAAGCGCATCGGCGTTTCAAATCTCATTAAGTGGAGAAGTTCAATCCGCAGCAGGAGGTTCAAGTTCTACTCTTCCTGGCGGCGGCACTTATGTGACGGGTGCAAATACAATTACACTTTCTGCTATGGCTTCAGGTGTAAATGATTTCTACAATGGCTCAACTATAACTTTTACCACACTCAACCAGAGACAAGTTACTAAAACTGGTTACACAACTGTCAGAAGGGGTTGGCGCAGAAGAAGGGTCACAGTATCATTTGAGTATATTGAATATGAAACATTCAATGAAACATATTCTGCTACAATAAGTGATTATGTTGGGTCCACAAAAGTTGCTACACTATCAAACGTAGTTAATATATCTCTTGGCAGTAATGCTTCAGCACCTGGTGGACAAGCAACTCCAGTAATAAGTAATTATTCGATAAGAGGTACAACATTCTTGATGACACAATCAACGTCATCTCAAAAAATCCCTAATCTTTCTACTGATGAACAAGGCAGTTTCACTGCATTGTTACAGGTACCAGGTGGGACATTTAGAACAGGTGACAGAAATATTCGCATTGATAATAGAGCAACTGATACTACTCCAAGTTCTGCAACCACTTTTGCTCAAGGTATTTTTACTGCATCATCCATTGCAACGAAAAGCACTTCACTCAACTTTGGTGGAACAATTCAAGCTGCCGCAAAAAGCACTGTGTTTACGGCTACAGAAAAAGTATCTAATCAACTAATCAATACAACTACATTTACGATTGATCCGATAGCACAAACTTTCATTATCAATCAGGCAACTTATCCGAATGGTGTGTTCATTAAATCCATTAAAATATTTTTTAGAACTAAACCTACAGGAGCATCTGCTGTACCTGTAAAATTGTTTATAACAGATACAATCAATGGTTATCCAAATGGACAAGTTCTTGATGGTAGTCTGGTTACAAAAACTGCACAGGAAATTAATGTTTCAGTTAATCCACAATATTTGGACAGTTCAACATATACTGAATTTGAATTCGAAGCGCCTGTTTTTATACGTTCTGGAAATTTATTCGCATTTATTTTACAGACAACATCAGCAGATTATACAGTTTGGACCGCCGCTCAAAACTCGATTGCTGTTCCTTCTTCAGTTAAAAATCTACCTTCCGATACAGAACCATCCGTAATTACAAAAATTGGTGGTTCACCATACGTTGGAGCATTATTCGAATCGCAAAACGGTATAACTTGGACCGCAGATCAAACGAAAAATTTGATGTTCACTATTGATAACTGTGTGTTCGATACATCAGTTACACCAACAGTGCAATATGTTGTACCTAAGAAGATACCACTTCGTAAAAAAATGTTCAACGATTTGGAATATATCAGTAATGCAAACACTGCTTCTAACATAGACGGTACACTATACTTTGAAGATGTGATTGTTGATGCGTTTAACGTTACAACAACCGATTTCATACCAACAAATACCGATCTTTCTTATACATATAGACCGTCATTATATTCAACTTATGCGGCCGATTTAACTAGAGATGTACAGCCAGGTAAATTTGGTACAACGATGCAGGATCATATCTACCTTGATGATGGAAATGGACCAAGAGTGCTTGATGCGAACTCGAACAGTTCTTTCATTGTTACTGCTAGACTATCTTCGAATGATAAATATGTTTCCCCAGTTTTATCTGATGATGGTCTTTCCGTATATGCAATTAAATACTCCATTACAAATATGGAAATAGCAAATACAGATGTGCTTGTGACAAGTGGCAATACAGCGAATATAACTGCGGTATATACATCTACTCCACCAACGGTAACAATTTCCGCACCAACTTCAATAGGCGGTCAACAAGCATTTGCAACAGCAAACTTGGTGTCAAATGGAACAGGTGGTTTTGTCGTTGATAAAATCAATATTACTTCAGGTGGATCTGGATACATAACAACTCCAACGGTAACTATAGCGGCAAACAGCGGATCAATCTCAGCAACTGCTATAGTTGAGGGTGAAACATCCAGTTCAGGCGGCAATGGCTTAGCGAAATATGTAACCAAAAAAGTTGTGTTGACTCCAGGTAACGACTCTGGTGATATTCGTGTATACTATACAGCATATAAACCTGTTGGCTCAAGTGTGAATGTATATTATAAAATACAGAACAGAAATGACACTGAGAAATTTGAAGATCAAAACTGGCAAATTATGACTGAAATTGAAGGTTCAAACTCATTCTCTTTAAGTAGAGATGACTTGAGGGAGTTTGTTCAAGCACCAGGAACAAACAATACACCTGATAATAAAATTTCTTACACAAGTACAAGTGGTTTAAATTATGACCAGTTTAGTCAATTTGCTATAAAAATAGTTTTGGCAACTTCTGATTCAACAAGAACACCTATACTGCATGATTTAAGAGTTCTTGCTTTACCTTCAGGTGCATAATATGTTATTACCGGTTAATGACACAAATTATTTGAGGGATACTACGTCTATGGCACTTATCAATAATGATAGGAGTGCCAAAGAGGAGTATTTAAACAAAACGATGATGGTTAAGCGACAAAAAGAAGAAATAAATAACATAAAGACAGAAATTTCATCAATCAAAAATGATGTTAACGACATTAAAGAACTACTGAAGCAATTAATAGGCAAAGGCAGCAATGGCTAATCAAATTACACCTCTAAGTTATGCCAACACGTTTGGTGATTGGGTAACTACAACCAATAAAGTGTTGGCGGAAACCAATGATATTGGTGCGAACAATTATACCAAAAATACCGGTACTTTTATTATCAATTCCGCCGGAACTGGTTTACAAGTTGCAAATGATGCAATTGTTCAAGGTTCTTTTCAAGTTACTGGTATCGGTTCTTCTGCGACAATTCAGAATAACTTAACAGTTTCTCAGGGCACAATATTTGCGGCGAACACAATAGGTCTTGGACTTAACGTTGCAGGTGTGGCTAACATTGCAAACTTACAGGTTCTAGGAACGGGCTTGAATAATGCAGGTGGTCCTAGCCTTTATGTTGCAAATAATACTAGCTTAAACGGTAACGTAAATATGGCCAACAACTTAGTTGTTGGTGGTAATAC